TTCGTTCTCCGCCTGCGGAAAGCCGGGGATGTACGCCTGATCCGCGGTGCCGGTGCGGACGTCGACGCGCACGTTGGAGAAGTTCCACGAGCCGTCAGTCGCCTGGAGCGGCGTGTCGTCGAGATAGATGGACTGGAAGCCGTTAACCAGTCCGCCGATCTCGCCCTCGCTCAGCAGATCGAGTACGCGCGCGTACTCGGACGATCGCAGCGTATTAGCGTCTTCGTTTCCGCCGCCGCCGCCGCCGCCCTTGTAGCCGATGATTCCTTTACGTGCCAAGGGGAATGTCTCCTGCTTCAAGGCCAGCGGAGATCACCTGCGAGCCGACAATCATCTTGCCGTAGCAAAGCGGCACAGGAGAGCCCTGCGCCGTGGTGTTGACTGCGCCGGAGAACGAGTAGGAGGGCTGCTGATTGGCCGCGTTGCGCAGCGTCGGCGTGCGGTTGCCGAGCAGCATGGCAGAGATGCCGCCCATGACAAGGCCGACAGTGACCGCCGATACCGTCGAGGCTGACATGACGGTCGCGCCGGCGATGACCAGCGCACCGCCCGCGCCCATCGTGCAGACGGTCAACGCGACCGCTGCGGCGATCATCAGAATGCCGGCGACCGCACCGCTCTTTTGGCCGCGCACGACAGGCGAGATGCGGATCGTCTCCGCGCCGGTCGGGCTGAGGAACGTGTCCTCGCCGATGGGGCGGTTGTCGACGAATACGCGGTACGAAAGCCCTTTTTGGGCGGCTTCTGCAAGGTGGGCGACGAAGCCCTTATTGTTCGCGGCGAGCGCTCGAAACGCTTCGGCCGGCGTGCGAATGTCGAATCGCCACTCCCGGCCAAACTTCTTCCCGAGCGCGCCCGACAGTTTGACTGTCCGGAGCACGGCCTCTCCTTATTCTTGTTTTTATAGAAGGCTCTTATGGCGGTACACCCCGCGCGTCAGCCTACGCCACGAGTCGGTGTACACCTCTCTGACCGACATTCTATTGTAGAGATGGTGGATGATCCAGTTGCGGGAAGAGTCCGCGTAGACCGCCCCGTGGTTCGGCGTGCGCGCGCCGATCTGCATCAGAATGCCGTCGTGTTCGCGCAGATCGCTGATCGGCACCTGAACAAAGCCCGCCTCGTCCATGTACTTCAGGTACGGGTTCTCATCTCCGGGGCGCATCCACCAGTGGTCTTTACGCGGGAAGTCCGGCAGCTTAATGCCGAGCACCTCGTCATAGTAGTCGCGCACGAGCGCCCAACAGTCGAGCACGCCGTGATAGAAGTTGCGGCCGATCAGCGGCGCTTTCCATCCGGACGGATGAAGGTCGAAGAGCGCTCCGCCAGGCCACGCCATGATGTGCCACGGCACCGCCATCTCCTCACACGCGACTCGATCGGCGTCGGACGGCAGCGGGCTCGCGTTCGGATGCGTGTGGCACACAGCGATGATCTCGCCTTCGGCCTCCGCGCGCGCGAGCTCCTCGCCCGAGATTTCGAAGCCCTTCGTCGGGTCATATGCGACGTTCTGGCAGGGGCGGAACACTTCGGCGCCGTTGACCAGCATGACAAGTCCGCAGGCTTCCTTTGGAAACTCGGCCTCTGCGAGCCGCTTGAATTCGTTCAGGGTCTGTTCGTTCATCACGCTTGATTCATGAATTGAGAGGCGGGGAATCCACCGTACGGCAGGATCGCTGTGTCACCCCATCGGCACTTGCAGCCGGCGATCGTCTTCGGGCACTGATCCTTCGCCGCGTCGGTCGTCGGCTGATTGTTGATGTCGTACATGCTGCCCGCGTATCCGCAGCCCTCCTTACGGTACGTGAACGTGCAGACGTTTGCGATGACCTTGCGCCCCGGCACCTTGACCCCGGTCACTTCGCTCGCCGGCCCGAGCTCGAGTTGCACGATGAGGTTGTTGTCCTTCGCCTTGCGCGTCACGAAGTAGATATCGACCGGGTATTCTGCTGTCGGGTCCGCGTACGGATTCACACCGCCTTGGAAGTTCACCGCGTCGAGGTACTTGTACGGGACGCGGTGCCGCGTCACGCGCGCGTTGATGTAGTCGTTCAGGCTTTTGACAAGCTGGCCGATCACGCCGTCGATATTGAACAGCGTGAGCGTCGGCTGCGGCAGCCGGTTCTGGCCGTCGAACTCAAACCCTTCGGCCTGCACAGGGAAGGGCGTGTACGTGACGTTCTGCCAAACGACCGGCTGCTTCATCTCGTTCGTGCCGGCGTAGAAGTGGAACACGTCCCCGCCGAACGATGAGCCGTCGAGCTCGTACAGCACGATCTCGGCTGTCGTCTCGAGCTTGCTGTAATAGTCAAGGCTCAGGCTCATGGGTTCAGGTCCTCCACGAACGTTCCGGTGAAGGTGTTCCCGTTGAATTCATCGAACGACACCTGCCACTGCTTGCAGGTCCACTTCCGCTGCGTTTTGCGCGCCGGCGTCCAGAGAAAGGACACAGCGCCCTTGCGCGCGGCGAGCCACTCATCGATCGCGTTCGCGTCCGCGTCACTCATCAGGTTGATGGTGATCGCGTAGGTGAGCGGTGCGTTGTTGATGCCATCGGGCGCGCGCCCGATGTATCCGTCCCCAAACTTGACTTCCCTGACCGTGGGTTGCCTGGTCAGGTTAGTCGAGTAGGACGGCTTCCATGTGAAGTCGTCAGCTGCCATTTTTTATTATCGTTTGTTGAGCAAGCCGCCCGGTTTCATCTCAGTGTTCAGCTGCTGCTGTACCAGCTGCTTCACACTGTTCGCGAGCTTCGTCCACTGCGAGTTGTTGACGTCTCCGAGCCCGTTGCCGCTCGAAGAGTCGCTGCTCGCACCTCCGTCACTGCCGCTGACGTTGATGTTGATCTGCACGTTATTCTGGTTCCCACCGCCAGAACCGTCAACCGGGGCAAGGTTCTTCATCTGCTCCTTCGTGAAGACGCCTTCGCCCTGCTTAGCAATGATCGGCACCTCGTCACCCACGATGCCGCCGGTGTGGAAGCGGGGCGCACCGGAGAACACGCCGCTGCTCACCGACTTGGACGGATTGTCGTGCATCCCGACGATACCGCCGCTGTGCTTCGTGCCGACCGCCGCCGATGCGCCGGCGGTGAAAAGGCCAGAGAAGCCGCCCATGATGCCGCCCGCGATACCGGCGACCGCCTTTTCGATCGCGATCTTCGCGAGCATCTCGAGGATCGACGCGCCGAGCTCCTTCCACTGCGCCTTCTGACCCATCACCATCTTCGTGAGGTTGCTGGTCAGGCCGTCCATTGCCGACGACCAGACGCCAGCGACCGCCTTCGCCGCGTTCTCGTGCTGGTCCTGATACTGCTTCGTCGCGCGCTGCATCTGCTCCATGACGCTGTGCTCTTGGTCGTACGAAGCCTGAACTTCGTCGACCGCTTGCTTCTCCGCGTGCGCGCGGTTCACGCGCAGCGCATCGAGTGCGTCCTGCGCCTTCGAGATGGTCAGGCCCTTCGCCTTCAGGTCGTTCACATGCTGTTCGGCTGCGGCGATCTGCGGGTTGTACTGCTGATCGACCTTGAACGTCGCGTTTGACTTGTCGGCGTCGAGCCGCGACATTCCGAACGTGGCGCGCGCCTGCTGCCGCTTTTCAGCGGCCTGATCGCCCTTGACCTTCAGTTCGGCCGCCTGCACGCGCGCGAGGTTGGCGTAGAGCTCGTCGAGTTCGGCGTTCGCGAGCGAGGTCTGCTCTTGAATGAGCTCGATCGGAGACTTGCCAATAGCGCCGGCTCGGCGCCAGGCTTCCATAGCGGCCTGCGCGGCAGCCATGCGCTTTGCGATTTCATCCTCAGACAGGGCAAGTTGGAGGTTGTCGATAGCCGAGTTGTGCGTCGCCTTGCGCGTGGTTTCGAGCTCGCGCGCCTTCTCACGCAGCGCCTCGATCTGCTTCTCGCCGGCCTCGACCGCGCTGCCTGCGTGCCTGTCCGTGCTGACAAAGCTGCTGATCGCACGCGCGTCGCGGTTCTTTTGCGCATCTGCCTCCTCGATCTTGAGCTTCGTGCGCGCGTCTTCCTGCACGCGCTTGATCTCGTCGCGGTCTTCCTGATCGCGCGCGCTCGCACGCAGGGCATTCGTTGCGGCGAGCAGCCTGCGCTGTGCCTCAGTGTCGGCCGTGATGCGCTTCTTGCTGATCTCCTCCACCTGCAACTCGTACTGCGCCTCCGACATGAGCTTCGCGGAGTGAAGCTGGTCGGAGATTTTCAGTTCGTTGCGGGCCTGCTCTTCGGCAAGTGCGGTCTGATTCTTGTACGCGTCGCGCGCGTTGTTGAGCAGGTCAACCCAATGCCGGCGTGCGGCAGCCTTTCCTTCCTTGTCCTCCGGTTGATGCGTCTCGGTGCCGAACTGCTCGGTGCCGACTGCATTCGCCTTCGACTGGCCGTCCGCTTGCGCTTGCAGCTTCTCGGCTGCATGCACTGCCGTGACGAACTTCTCCCGATCGCTCTGTAACGTGGCGAGCAGCTTCTTCGAGATGTCGTCGCTGTAACCCTTCAGCTGGCTGATACGGAAGTCGAGGTCGCCTGCGACGTTCGCCTGCGCCATCTTCCCGTTCAGGCTCATGTCGAGCGGCTGCTTGAGCATCTCCTCGGACTTCGCCGCCGCGGCGCGCGCGTCACTTTGCTCGCGCTCGCGCCGCTCCTTGATGCGCTGATCGTTGATGACACCGCCGAGCCACGACGAATCGCCGACTTCAGATTTGCCGTGGCCGGGGCCGACGCCGTTGGCCGGATCGAACACCTTGTTCCACGCGTTAGCGATCGCGCTTGTGACGCCGGCAGTGTGCAGGGCAATACGGTCGAGCACGCCTTTGACGCCGAGCTCGAACGTCTTCCACCCGGATTCCTGCTTGCGCAGGCTGTCCTCGGTGACGCGCTCCGCCTGCGCATAAGACGTCGACGCCTTGATGACCATCTGGTCGAATTGCTCGTTCTCGACGCGGCCCCACTCGGCGTAGATTTTCTTGACGTTCTCAGTGAACGCGGCGAGGGCAGTTTCCTTGTCGCCGTTGCTCTGCTGGTAGGCGCGCAGCGCGTCGTTGAAGTGCGTGCGAAGCGCAGTGAACTCCATGCTGTTCAACTGCTGCTGGTGTTCGTAGTCCTTGTTGCGCGAGTCCACGCGCCGCGCGTCGAAGTCTTGCTGAAGCTGCTCGAGCGAGTCGTAGTGCGGCTTTGCCCGCTCCATCGTCGTCGCGAGCTTGGCCTGCACGTTGTCGGCCGCGAGGTACACCGTCTCCTCGAGGCCCTTGAACGCCGCCGCCGTCCCCGCGACCGACTGCTTGCCGTCATCAGCAAACGCCCACCAGGCGACGCCGGCCGCCACCAGTGCGCCGACGAGGAGGGACAGCCCGCCGGTCGCCGCCGCGAGCGTCGCAGCTTCGACTTCTTCGGCGGTCGCCAGTGACACGAAGCCCACGCGCACGAAGTCCAGCGCCTTGCGCAAATTCATGAAGCCGACGACGGCCGCACCCGCGACGTCTCCAGCAAGCATGCCCGCCTTGAGCGCGATGTACGCCTTCGCCACGGCTTCAACTGCCGGACCGGCCTTGATGAGCTCCTCGACAAGGTGTGCGACGCTCGACGCCGTGGAGTTGACACCGTTGCGGAACTCCGCCGAAGCGAAGGTCTGCTTCATGTACACGGCGAGCTCGTGCATGCCGCCCGAGTTGCTCTGGAACGCCGAGATCAAGTCGGCCTGAAGCGTGTTCATCGCTTCGGACAGCTGTCCCTTCGTCGTGTCCTTCAGTTCCGACGCGGCGCGCTGCATGAAGCCAAGGTTGTCGGATGCGTGCAGCAGCTGCTCGTTGATGCCCTGCAGTTCGCCCTTCGTGCCTTCGAGCAGCGTCAGCAGAACCTTGCCGCCGCGCTGGCCTGCGATCTCGTTGATGAAATTGTTCTGGCCTTGCTGCGTCTGCGTGCTCAGCTTGGCCTTCATCTCTTCGATGATGGAGACGATGCTGCGGAAGCGACCTTCCGAGTCATACATCTCGACGCCGAGTGCTTGGATCGCCTTGCGCGCCGCAGACGTGCGGCCCATCAGGTCTTCCATCATCGCGCGGATCGCCGTACCGGCCGCCGATCCGCCGATGTTCTTACGGCCGAGCTCCACGAGCACCGCGCCGGTTTCTTCCATCGAGATATTGAAGCGCGACGCGATACTCGACGCTTGCTTCATCGACTCGCCGATCGCTTCGGGCGTTTGGCGCGCGAGCTTACCGGCCTTGGCGAACACGTCACCGATGTGCGGCAGGTCGGCGGCGGTCTGTTTGAACGCGGTCATCGAGCCGAGCAACAGGTTCGTTCCGGTCTTCGCGTCCGTCTCGCCAACCTGCGCGAAGTTCATCGCCGCCGGCAGCGCGCGCAGAGAGTCCTGCGCCGAAAGGCCGGCCTGCGCGAGCGTGCGCATCGCGGTCGCGAGCTCGAGGCTGCTCGACATCATGTTGCCGGACATCTCGAGCACGCGGCGGCCGGCAGACTCCATCGTTTCGCCGGTCGCCTCCGAGATGACCTGCACGAACTTCATCTGGTACTCGAACTCGCTACCCGACTTCACAGCCTGCGCGAGCGCAGCGGCAAGCCCGAAGCCCGCCGTCATGCCGAGCGTCTGCGTCAACATGCCGAAGTTGCCGCCGATACCCGACGACAGCCCCTTGTTGAGGCCGGCCATCTGCGTGCTAACCTCGGCCGCCTGGACGCGCTGCAGGCGCAGAGCCTCGGTGTGTTCGACGGTGGCCGCAGTCCCCTTGGCCTGTGCTGCTGCCTCCTGCTCGAGCTCGAGGCGCAGCTGGTGGACGTTCGCGGCTGCCGCTACGGCTGCCGAGCCGTAGCGCGCGATCGCCGCTTCTTCGGAGACGCCGCCCGCCATCGCGAGGCCGGCCGACTCCGCGGTGCGCAGGCGCGAGCGCGCGGAGGAGGTCGCAAACGACGCATTTCGGAACGCGTCCGCGTCCGCCATCTTCTCCGCAGCCCACCGCTGGTTCTGCAG